GTGTGGCTTCGGTCCAATACCCGCCGTATACATCGCGCTTTGAGTCACGGCCGTAGAGGTGATGCAGAATTGCGCCCGGCACTGGGTGGTGGGCCGGTTCGGTCTTGAGCAGACCGTCAGCAAGGTAGATGCCCGCGTGATTCGGAACTGGCGACCGAACCTGCATCAGGATCAAATCGCCGTGACGCAGGTCTGTCTGCCCGACCTGGACAAAGCCAGCACCTTCGAAATTGTCGGTGTAAAGGTTCGTCCCTTCGTTCCACCATCCATCTTCGCGGTCGTATTCAGGCAGCGCGATGCCCATCTCACGCTGGTAGTAATCGCGAACCAGCGAGTAGCAGTCGAGAACCCCATGCCTGAACGGACGCCCTATGAGTGGCGCCTGATAACCGCTCGGCTCATGGATCAGGTGGCTGACCGGCTCACCCTCGCGAACCTCAACGATCAGCCATGGCAGAGCAGTGCCTTCCATTGAGACTCGATCTGCGTGGCTGAGCCGCGCTGACTGCCCAGGATGGCTGTGGACGATGGCGGTTATCTCGCCTTGGTCTTCGGCAAGCGCCCATGATTCAGCGCTGATCCTGAAGTCGTCTTCCGGCTTCTCTGCGGAGTTTGAGACCGGCACATATTTGTTTGCTCGACCAGAACGAATGATCAAGCCGCAGGACTCTTGGGGAGCCGATGCTCTGGCGTGTTCATAGATCGCTTTGACGGTGTCCTTCGAAAGCCTCATCCAGCACCTCAGTACCCTGCGCTCGGGTATGAGCCGTAGCGCAACGGGTTGTTCGCGCCAAAGCGCAGCTTGCAACCAAGGAGAGTGCCGGAGCACATGTCTCTGGCAGGATCGTCCGTAGGGGCGTCCTTGTCGGTGAAGTAAGCCGAGCCGGTGTAGCCGCAGTAGGCACCCCGATATCCGCCGATCACCAACCACTGACAGCAGTTGGCAACAATCTGTCGCCCGGGCAACTTGCGATCGGTCGCAATCAGCGGAGACTTCAGGATGAAGGTCGCATTCGACGCGTCGGCCGCTTGCTTCTGATCGATGGTGTAGACGTCATCGGTGAAATGCTCGTCAGGATTCGCTTCCGGGTTTCCCTCCGGGAAGTTGACGGCATCAAGGTAGCGGCCCAGCGTCCGGTGCCTCACAACCTTCGCGTCGATCAGGTCCTGATAGGTTGCACAAAGGGCGGTGATGAATCCGGTGACGTTGCCTACGGCCAGCGTAGGGTTACCCTGCTGCCCTTCCCCAGTCATGCCCATGCCGTCGACCTTGATCGGCCATGGCGAATACTCGACGCCCTGCCAGGTAATCCCCCCTAGCTTGGTGTAACCGTGGAAGTAGTAGATGTCGCCTGCGATCGCGCTCAGGTCCAATTCAAACAGCTCGACGTACTGTCCCGCCTCAAGCTTCTGGACGTCTTCGTAAATACTCTCGGCCATCAGGTCACCTGGTAGGTCTGTTCGAACGTGGCCGTCAGCGACCACGCCTTGCCGCCCAGATCCGTCGGCGCAAAGGTGTCACAAGTGAAATAGAGGGGGCCGTCGAACGGTGTCGCCCAGATGAAGGACTTGTATCCTTTCTGGGCGCGAAGGAACGCAATGATCGCGGCGATTCGCTCTTTCTCTCCGGTAAACGTCAGGCTCCATGACTGGGTTTCGTTATTGATACCGTCCGCCGCCCGCTGCTTGTAGCCTTGCCCGAACTGGGCGGAACGGATGCGCTGAGTAAATGTTCCTGGCGCTGATTTGTCGGGGCGCCAGGTGAATGTGTCAGCCATTACGCCCTCCCATTGATGGCTTTACGGATGTTTCCTTGCGGGCCAAGCGATTTTGCTTCCAACTGCTTGTAGCGGGCCTCCACAAAGCGTCCGACCTCGGCACCGAACTGCTCCATGCCAGAGGTATTGCTGCTGACCTGAGAGTTTCCGTCGCCGCTGATCTGGATCGATACCGCGACGGGGGAAGACCCGCCAGCACCGGCAGAAACCGAGGCTCCGCCAGACCCTAGCGGAGTGACGCTGCCGCCGTCCGCCCCAGTCATCAGGTAGGACTTCCCACCCTGATTGAAGAGCTCAGGACCCAGCTCGTTCACCTGGTACAGCGAGTTCGGCGCAACATCGCCGCCGGTGGCACGCTGGCCAGCCACGTAATCCTGAAATGCCGAGCCGGTGTAATCGGACTGGGATGAGCCTGCCGTTTCGCTGCCGCCGAAATACGAGCCCGCAGCAGACGAAACCAGCCCCAAAGCTGAACTGAAGATGCCTGCCGTGGCCTTGCGCGCAGCGATCCGTGCCAGATCAGAAATCACAGACTTCGTGAAATCCGAGAACGACAGCTTCCCGGTCAGGGCGAAGTTCGTAACGGCGTCTTCCATGGAGCTGAAGGCGTTGCCGAAAAGGCTCTTCGTCTGGCCAGCGACGTCCTTTGCACTGTCGAGGTAGTTTTCCCAAGCGGCGGTCGCGCCGTTGGTCCAGTCACCCTGAGCAGTCTGCACATCCGAGTAGTTCTGCCGGATCTGGTCGGTCGCCTTTTTGTTGGCATCGGCCAGAGCCTGGGATTTTTTGGCGAACTCCTCATCCGACATATTCCGGGACGGGTCGGACTTCTGGTTTGCCAGGTCGAGTGCTTGCTGAGCAAACCGGTCTTGCTGGCTGTTCAGTTGAGCATCAAGTGCGTTTTGACGATCGCCTCGGCCAACTCCCAGCACGGCGCGTTGCCCCGCCAGCTCGAGCGCTTTCTGCTGCTGTCCCAGCGCCTGAACGTAGGAGTTGATCGACCGTTCTTGCTTCGCGAGCCGCCCCTGCTCGTTGTTCGCGAGTACGGTCAGTTGACTGTCAGAGTCCTGTTGCGCTTTGACCATACTGGTCCGGGCGTCGGCGATCTTCTGGTCGAGCTGAATGCGCTGCTGCGCGCTGGTCGTGGACTTGTCTCGCGCGGCCTCCAGCGCCGCGATTTCCGATTCATACGCCGCCGTGACATCGCCTTTCTCCTGCTCGGCGATGGCGATGCGCTGGCTGCTATACGACTCAGCAGAAACCAAACCAGCCTTCTGCGCCGAATCCAGTTCTTTTTCGAGATTCTGGTAGTAGCCGGTGATCGACTTCAGGTTGTGCTGAGCATCGTTGAAACCAGTCAGGTCGAGCTGGTTGGCTGGACCTTTAGGGTCCTTGTACTTGTCGTTGACGTCCTTGATCTGCTTGGCGACATATTCCGAGGTGACGCGCTTGTCGTTCGGATTTGCCGCACGAATTTTCTGCGTGTCCTCGTTGATCTTCTTGATCTCAAGGGCGCGTTTTTCCGCATTCGACAATGTTGCCAGATGCCTTGCATCAGCCCGATCAGTCGCAAGAATGGCGTCCTGCTCGACTCTTGCACGATCAGCTACATACTTGCTTTTCGACGCTTCAGCATCGCGCTGAAGTAGCAGAAATGTCAGATGGGACTGATCCTGCTCCTTGGTTGACCCGGTCTTGGTCAGATCAGGATTGTCTTCGCCGATGATCGGGATTGCATCGTAGCTGGACGGCGTATTAATACGCTTCTGCAGGGCTGCGATTTGCTGCTCAAGCGTCTGTTCCCGGCCAACGTTCAGTGTCGCATCCAGCGCTCCAGCAGCCGCGCCCTTGATAGCGTTCCAGCCGCGCTCGATCAATCCAAGGTTTTTGAGGATCTCGCCAGATCGTGACGACACGGTTTCCGCGTAGGTGTCCGTCAGCAGTTTGGTGGCGCCGATCGTGTCGCCCTGCTCCTTCAGTGCGAGGATTTGGGAATAGACCGAAGCCGTCAGAAAATGGAATTGCTCGTTCAGCGACTTCGCGGCGGATACTGGGTCGTCCGCAATCTTGACGAACTCTGCAATGGTGGCGTCCACGGATTTACCCGTGGCTTTCTCCATCGAGAGCGCCGCTTCGGTAATCTCTTGGAAGCTGCCGCTGGCGATCTTGCCGGACCCAGCTAGCTGAGCCAGAGTTGCGGCGGCCGCGCCAGTAGTGCCGACAGTTGCGCTGACTTGGCGCGCGACATCAGCAAGCTGGCCCGCGCTTGTGCCGGCGTAATTGCCGGTCAAGATCAGCTGCTTGTTGTACTCATCAGATTCCGCAGCGCCCTTCTCGTAAGCAACGGCCAAGCCAATAACACCCGCGGCTACCAGAGCAAGCGGTGCGGCGATGGCTGCGATTCGCAGTGCTGAAGCCCCGGCATTGGTGCCGATCTCAAGGAGATTGTGCGCTGCTACACGGACATTGCCTTCTGCCAGTGCGTTACCAAGCTGCAGGACGTTTTCCCGCGCTTGCTTCGATCCGAGAGCAAGCCCGGATAGACCGGTCTTTGCCGCCACAGTGTCGTCGCCGAAGCCTTTCAGCTTGCTGCGAGAGGCTTCAATATGTGCAGAGAGATCATCAAACGTCGCGGAATCAATCAGCTTTGCGTCTTTGTACTTCTTGAGCTCGGCTTGCTGATCGTCGAGTTTTTGCAGTGCAGCCAACGCTGGGTTGATCTTGCCGAGCAGCGCCTGCAGACCATCGGCCTGGACACCAACGGCCGCCGCTGCATCCTTTGCGGCCTTAGCGCCCTGCTGATTCGTGCCCACAAGGGCATCGGACTCAGCTTGAAGCCGTTTCTGCAACGCAGCCAGGCTGGCCGTTGAATCCCGACTGGCATCCATGGCTCCGGCGGTGCTGGTAACACTGGTGGTGAGCTTCTGGTAATACTCGCTGTTCTGAAGCGAGGTTTTTGCCACCTCAATCAGTCGAGCCTTGGCCTCGTCAGTTGCCTGCGCAGCTCTCGCCTCGGCCTCGGCCAGCTTGTCAGCAGCGTCAGCTGTCTTTTTGAAGCCAGCGGCGACGTCATCAGCCGCTTTCTCGGCCTTGATGCCTGCCGCCGTCAGTTTTTCGAGGTCGGTCGCGGCCTGGACGGCATCACCCGAATCAACCGCTATGCCCAGTTCTGCGATTGTGCCCGACATGATTGCTCCGCTATTTCGATTCGCTCATGACGAGCAACGCCTCGGCCTCCATGACCCGAAGGTCCGGAAAGAGCTTGGCTGTCTGTTTTTTGGTGTAACCGAGGAAGGCGGCCACGTCGTTGATGACGGCATAGTCCAGGCCGACAGCGCCGCCAAAGCCGGTACGCCACTGCGTTGACATGGCGTTGAAGGTCAAAAATGCAGGCCAGGCGTCAGGAAAGACGTCGAACTCCTCATCTGGAATATCGGCGCGTGACAAGCCGAAGGCCGCCAGATCGGAATCTGACGGCCCTGCTTCGTACATCAGGCGCGCGACCGCTCTCAGTTTCCCAGCCGGGCCACCGCGAAGGCGTTCTGGTAGGTAGTGACGATCGCGTCACCGGCACCGGCAGAGGTTTCGACGAGGGCGCGAATGGCATCAGGCGTGAACTTGTCTTCAAAGCCCCAGCCCACCACGAGCTCGCTTACCTGCTCGACCTGCCGCTCGATGTTCGCGTCGGTGATGTCGACCAGGGTGATGTCGTCGCCCTTCTCCTTGAACCGCTCCTGATCATCTTTCGCCGCCTGCTGCCAGCCAGCGAACAGTGCGGCCAGTTCCTTGCGGTTGCGGTATTTGAACTCGAACGACACCTTCACCGTGGAGCCGCCGACGCGCGGGATTTCCACGTCCGCCTTGAACGTGGCGGACTGTGCGATTTTGAACGTGGTCGCCATGGGTTACGCCGCCTGGTAACGAGTCGGGCGCGAAGCCAGCGACAGGGTGATGACGCGGGTCATGATGTTGTTGCGCGAAAGTGTCGGGGTCGAAGTGATCGACACGTACGCGTTGTAGTAGATGACCGAGCCGTTCGGCAGGGTCAGGCGGACTACACGCGGCTCACGATCCTCATCCGCAGCCTCAACTGGGCCCACGTACGGCAGGGACGGATCATCGGCAACGGTGATCGACATGCTGATCGGCGACTTGGTGGTCGGCAGCTGACGATCATCGGACTCCTCCAGGAAGCCGAAAGTTGTGAACTGTTGCTCACCGCCAGAACTGGTGCTGTCGGTCACCTGGCTGATCTGCGCCCAGCCACTTGCGGCGCGGACCGAACCAACGCCAGAGCCCGCCGTGTAGACGGTGGTCTTGGTGGTGTCGATGCCTTCCAGTTCGAAGGTGCCCGAATCCGGGTCAGCCACGCGAACGACCTTGTCGTTCAGGCGGGTCCAGCCCGAGTTCACGACTATGATGTCGCCTTCGGCCAGACCGTGCGCAGCAGCACTCGCCACAGCCGGATTCGCGTTGCTGATCGCAGACACCAGCTTGGCTACGCTGTAGGTCGACGCGATCTCCAGAATGGAGCCGTTGGGAAGAATGGCGCTCATTGGGTTTTGTCCTCGTACGGAAAAGAAAAACCCGCACTTGGCGGGGTTCAGGGTTTGCCCAATGGGCGGGTTATGCGCGGTCGGCCCGATACTGAAACGAAGCCGATACGGTAAGCGTGGTGTCGTCGACAATGGCGGGGCCGGGCTCGACAGGGGTCAAGACCATCACCTCGAACTCGCCCTGTTTCAGTCGCAGAAATGCCGGGAAGAGTTCGTCCAGGTCATCGACCAGCCCTTCTGCATCGCCAGTGCCATTGCCAGCCGGAGAAACGATGCTGATCTGAAAGACGCCGGTATAAACCCGGTCAGTGCCTTCCAACGTCTGCGTGTCGGTACCGGCGGGCAGCGTGAAGGCGCGCAGATATGTCTCGTCGGCCCCTGGCTCGTATTCAACGCCCTCGAACGCGATGTTCAAGTTGCGAGCAGTCGCCCAGGTCGAAAGGCGTTGCTCATACAGTCGGCGAATTATTCGGTGGCTCATACCTGATTGTTCCTGATGGCCTCCAGCACGATCTGCTGGAAGCGCGCAACGGTGATTCGGACCATGCCGCCGGGCGCCTGTTGGGAATGGCCGAACTCCAGCGGTATCGCGTACGGCAGCGAGTTGGTGATGTAGGCCGTGTCGCCTGCCTTGAACTCAATCGCGCCGTCGACGATGCGCGCGGTGGATTTGCGTCCGCTCGGGTCGATCTCATCGGTCGTGGTGTTGTCCGGCGTACCGATGCTGAACATCCAGTTGCCACGGAACCGGCCACCGACGTAATCCTTGCCGGAAACGAGACCGTTCACGTTGAAATTCTGCACCCGCTCGGCTTTGGTCAGCGGCTTGGCGTACTTCACGCTGCGCTTTAGGTTGCCGTTGCGGGTGAAGTTGCTCGGCGTCAGCGAGGTGATGACGTTGCGCACTTCGACATGCGCGTCGTAGGCATCAGCCTCGGCCTTGTTCTTTGCCCGATGCGCGACGTTGGCGGCCCAGATCTCGGGATTGCCCACGGGCGACATGCGAATCACGCTGCTGCCGAGCTCGATGATGATCTCGCGCAGGCTGGCATCAATAGCTTCCTTGGCCTGCTCAGCGAACTGGGCCAGGCTCAGCGCGAAGCTGCCGGATTGTCCAGCGCCCGCGCGGCTCATGACCGCACCTGCAGTTCATACAGTAGCGGCGTTCCGGCTGGATTGATCTCTTTCAGAGGGGGGACGATTGACCAGGTCTTACCCTGGATCACCGCCTTGCTCAGTAGTGTTGGCGGCGCGCTAAGCCCGCTCGCGGCGATCTTCAGCTTCTTGTCGCCGACTTTGATCAGGCTGTTGGTTTGAAATTCTTGGCCGGTGAAGTCAAGCAGGATGCCTTGGGCGGTCCGCTCGGTGACTGTATCTGGGCCGGTCTTGCCGGAGCTGGGGTCGTAGACTCCCTTAACCGTGTCACGAAGGTTTACTGGCTGACCGAACTCGGTGATCAGCTCACGGGCCATCACTGCCATCTCGTCGTATAACGCCATGGACGGCTCCGGTTCATTGAGACAGAAAATATTGTGCTACTTATGGAATGCCCGTTAGGGCTGAGTCATAACAAAATACGATGTCACCGTAGTTTTTCCTGTTTTGTTGGTATCACCGAGAAGTCTATCCCCTTCGGGACTCTCAAGATCTAGCCACGGAGAAGGACAATTACCCGAATGGGCAACTGATTTTTTTATATCCGCGATCTCAGGGCAGACATTGACACATATGCACGAGTCAAATTTAAACTGATAAGTGGGATCCGGCGTTACCACTTGGCTAACATTTATCGAGCTAAGATCTGCGTTCCTCCTGGTGACGTACCAGTCCGCGACGAGCTGATCATACCTATCCGCAGGAACTCTAAATAGCCGGGAGTGAGTAACCTTCTCCCCAACTGCAAGCTCCCATCCCGAGT